TTCTTATCACTTTGAATCCGCTCGTTGTCCAAGATCCAGTTAAGTCTTTCGAAGAACTGGGCAGCGATTTCTTGTTTCTGTTTTCCTTTAATTCCGAAGTCAATAACTGCGCATCTTGAATGGAGGGGCTCAATGATTTTATTTTTGTAGTTGCAAGTGAAGATAAACCTACAATTTCCCACAAACTCTTCCGTAAAAGCTCGTAAACAAAGCTGTACATCAGGGGTAGTGTTGTCTGCTTCATCAATAATAACAACTTTGTGTTTGGCCTCACTCGAAAGGGATACGGTTGAAGCGAAGTTCTTAGCGTTATTTCTGACAGTATCAAGGAATCTTCCCTCATCTGATCCGTTAATAACATAAAAATCTACTCCTAATTGATTACATAATGCTTTAGCTACTGTAGTTTTACCACATCCTGGTGGTCCAGAAAGTAAAAGGTTTGGAACTTCTCCCTTATCCAGAAAATTCTCAAAAGTCTTCTTTATATTCTCAGGAAGAATACAATCATTAATAGTCTGAGGACGGTATTTCTCCGTCCAAACAAATTCATTTTTCATAATCAAATAATAAGTTTAGATGTAGATATAGCTAGTAAGAATACTAACATTATAACTACATCCCAAGATTTTGTCCTAATAAAGTATGGAACAGAAATTGCATCAGCCACAAAGTGAATAATAGCACCGTAAAAGGCGCTAACGTGTAACACAGTAAAATAAGCTGTAATAACCAGGAACGATCCAATAATCCTTGCAGGTATGTCAAGATGTCTTCTCATCACTCAAAGTTGGATTCACTCCAATAACTTTTGCTGTTGGATTGCGAGCTTTTGCAGCAACCAGGGCATCATCTCTATTAAGAGCTGTCACAGATTCTATGAACACTTTGTCCTCACCATAAAGTTTAACATCCCAAATCATTTTTATCCTCGTTATTTAAAATCTTCTTAATTGTGTCTAAGATACTCATATCTTCCTCAACTGCGAATGTAAATCCGAAACCAATTCCTCATGCCTCATATACAATTTAACATATACAAGAAGCATTTGTTTTAATTGATCAACATCATCAATATTACTAATCCTTTTCATCACATTAGAATATTGAAATTGTTTAGAAGGAGACGTTAATTCGATTGTATCTGAGTTGGCCATTATCCAAAAGTAGAATCTGGTTCTAAAGCTATGTAGTATACAACATCATAATTTTGATTGGTAAACCTCGACAACAATTTGGAAGAAACTGCTACATCATATGTACCAGGAATAATCTTAAGATTCTCTTCCTTGAAATTAAATTCAAAGGTGTTATCAGTCTCACCTACCAGAATAGAAAAATCATTAGAAGTATTATTCTTCTTATCTCTTGCCACCAACTTCACGACTCCAGCTTCCCCAATAGCAGAGATGTCAGGTAGTTGATAAACAGAAGCTGCTTTCTTCAATTTTTCCAATTGCTGACTAGCAAGAACAAAAGACACATCCTCACTAGGAAGACTAATCTCCTTATCTGGTGGAGATACAATGACAGAAGGATCTGCAAAGAAGTACTTAGACCTCATCTTACCTTCCCTAATCACCACATACTCATCATTAGTAAAGTCTAATTCAGGACTCTGGTGTAGAGAATGCCCTTGAAGGAACTGATTCAAATCATAGACCCCAAAGTCTTTAGGAATTTCTTCCGTAATAGTTGCTTCTGCCAGAATATTCTTCATAACAGAAATAGTCCTCAACTTATTACCACCCCTAAACAGAATGGATTGATTAATAGTCGAAAAATTCTTTAGTAAATTAATAGTTGTGTCAGAAAGTTTCATAACCATGTGATGTAAGATCCTCGTTTGTTTGTCCACTGAAATAGTATAGTAATAGACAATAATGCATTGACTTCAATATGTCACGCTTTGCTTGTCCTTTCTTGTCATACCGACTTAAGTATTTGATTGCATTAGAACGACAAAAAGATTCAGCATCACCAACGGATTGGATAAGATCCAATGTCTGTACGTCTGAACTGTCATTTGTATAATGTCCCTGGTAAGTAGAAGAGATATAATCTTTAAGATCTTTAATGCCTACATTTTCTTTGTATTTTTGAGCTGATGATCTCTTAAAGTTAGGTTGGGGTTTGTATGTAGCATAGTACTTAGCATCATCATAAGCAGTATTGGCAGCACCCATATCAAAATTAATATGGTCCTCACCCATTGCTCCAGGAACTCTAGATCCAGTAATGTTAAGAGTATCTGCAGCTGCAGAAGTAAATGGGTTTCCAAATGGATTTCCAGTCACACTGACTCCATCACCTTCCCACCAACCCTGATTGAAATCTATACTATCTTCTCCAGCAACATTACCTTCATCAGTTCCACCTAAAATTACAACGTCATCATCATTTTTATTCATAATTGGATACTCCTTGTCCATGTTTCCATAAAGTTCCTCATAAGTTAACCACCATGCCATATTCTACCACCCCTCCTATTCTTGGTCAACCGGAAGTTGAACTGTTGCATCTACCTTGTCATAAAGTTCAAGGAATGCTTGTTTAGTCTCATCATCAAATCGATTTACACAAACTTGAATTGCTTTCATCTTATCGCCAAAAATGGAATAAGCACATAGAATATGAACAAGACGCCTAGTGCTAATAATCTCATCAATACCTCCATCATAGAATGTTTTACGAATAATGTCACCCCAATCTACCAAACGCTTGCAAAAATCTTTATCATCTATCTTTAAAGAAGAAGCGACTTTTCCTAAAATCTTAGTCTCCACGGAAGGTGATGGATAATTCTGCTCAAAAGTTACAGGAAATCTCTCCAGGAATGCCTCATTAAGTATGTTAGTACCAATGAATCTACCATCTTCTGAACCTTTTCCTTTTGTATTGGCAGTAGCAATAACATTAAATCCAGGAACAGGATGAACAAACCTACCTATCTTCTTGAGGAAAATACCTTTACCCTCAAGAATAGGTTGCAAGCAAAGAATTTTATTGGATGCTAAATCAATCTCATCTAAAAGGAGGATAGCTCCCCTTTCCAGTGCTTCGATAACTGGTCCATTATGCCATACAGTGTTACCATCAATAAGGCGAAACCCACCAACAAGGTCGTCTTCGTCGGTTTCGATTGTGATGTTGACACGAATCAGTTCCCTTCTAAGTTGCGCACAGGCTTGTTCAACACCAAACGTTTTACCATTGCCCGAAAGGCCAGTAATGAATGTAGGATAGAACAAATTGGTTTGGATAATGGTCTTAATATCATTAAAAGGACCAAAGTTGATGAAGGTATCATCTTTTTGAGGAATAAGATTTTGCTCTATATTAGGAACAACAGCAGGAGCATTATAAGTTTTTTCAAGTTTCTCTGTATAAGTTAGATTCCACTTACCACGTCCAACTTTATACTGTTCTATTTTCTTAGTCACTGTTTGATAATTACCACTATTCATAGAACACCAAGCACGGATATCAGCAGCCACTACTTCAGTACCATAAAGATCTGCAAGGGAAGAAACTATATTATCAATACTCATTACCATGTGTGCTTTTCAATTAAAAATATTCTAATCTATATCATTATAATAAACACCATAATAGGACACTTTGTCAGGTGTCTGTGCACGATGTCTTTTTCTACAATCATCTCGAGCATAAGCAGATTCTATACTGAGTATCTCGGAGCATAATCTATCCGACCTTTCACAATAAGGACAAACTGTCCAATCTTCCATTTTAGGTTACCAGCTCTATAAATTCTCCTAATATCTTTTTATTTAGTTGCTTATTCTTCAAAGATTTGATGAATGCACTCTTAATCTTTGCTTTAGGTGCATCTTCTTCCACTTCAAATGATTCATCATTAAAAAGAGAAGAAGATAGAATACCAAAATAAGAATGATATCCACTATTATTAATAATATAAGACTTATTCTTTCTCGCTTGTCTCATTTTATTATCACTAATAAAAGGATTATATCTCCTCACAAATTTTCCAAAATCTCCACTAGAAAGTAATCTAATACCAATAAAATTAGTATCAGAAAAAGTTTCCTTTAAATCCTCCAAAAGAACCTCACTAAACTCCCAATACTTATATCCAAATTGATAAGTATGTCCAGTTTTACGATTACGAAGGTAGGTATGATGAGGACTAATATTCCTACATCCCATATAAGGTTCATCCTCCCAATAACGTTGTACTATCTTATGGTAAGGCAGTGCATTTGATTCTCCATCAGTTAAAATAACGCATTGAACTTTCTGCACCCTATTTTCTTTTTTAAATTGAGGGATAATTTGATGCAAAGCGATCAAAGATTCATTTAAAGGTGTTCCAGATAATCTATACTGAAGAGGAATATCATACTTAGGCATCATCCTCATATGACTCAAATAAAAAGTCACCCTCCAAAAAGATTTCATTTGCTTTTCTAATATATTTCTACTTACTTTACTAGTAAAAATATTCATCAATGAGAATTGATCATTAACATACAATTTACCTTCTTCCTTTTTCATCCTAGGAAGAGGCAATTCATCCTTATGTTTCCATTGACCATAACCATCAGTGAATGCATAAACATCAAAAGGAATTTGAACCTTACTACAGAACCAAACAAGATTATATAATTGCTTCACAGTATCTTCTAAAACAGTTCCCATAGATCCAGACCAATCTAAAATGAAAATAAGTCCATGACTCTTACCATCCGGAAGGACAGTAACTCTCTTAAAAAGGTCTTCATTAAATCTATATGTTTGAAGATTCGTTGTATCGAGAACCCCAGTACGGTCTGTAGTAGCACGAGCATAACTGTCAGATGCTTTCTTACATTCAAATTCCTTTACCAAATAATTAACTTCTTTTTGAGCAGAACTTTTAAATTGCTCATAATGAGAATCACAGAAACTAAAATCTGCTATTGAAGAATCAGTATAAGGAAAAAGTTGATCTTTCCAACTTTCTTCTAAGGTAGAATGAATTTCTAAATTAGATTCAATTATAGCATTGATATTTACCTTAGGAATCTCAACATATACACTCTCTAAATTATTTGTGAGATCATTTAATTGCTGAGACCCCTCCTCAAAAGCAGTATCAGTAATAACTTCCAGATCACCACTAGAACTATTATCTGTAGAATCTAATTCTTCCTCTTCTTCAACTCCATCATCAAAAAATTGCTCCTCAAAAGTTTCTTCACCTTGCTCCTCCGGAGGAGGAATATCCTTATTTTCTATAGAGGGAACCTTGGGTTCTTCTATCTGCTGTTTACAGTAATCATACAAAGCTTGAGCAGCATACAAAACATCATCAAAACTTTCAGCAGCACCAACTAAATCGACAATCTCCTTTTCAATAGGGTCAAAATCCAAATCAACGAACGAACCCACCTTATAGTATAGATTAATCCTATCAGCAAGATTAAAAGTAGTAAGATCTTCACCATCTATATCAAAAAAATCTTCATCATGTAATGCATTATATCCAACATATAATGTTTTAGCAATACCAGGATATTTACGCTTCATCAATTTCTCAATACGTACATCCTCACATACATTTACAAACTGTTTAGGAATTTTAAAATCCCATCTATTGGGAGTAAAAAGCGCATGTCCTACCTCATGACCAACCAACATATCATAAACTACACTAGATGCCTTTTTCCACAAAGGCAAAGTCAACACCCTAGTTTCTACATTAAATTGAGCAGTATCTACATGCTGATGTTCTACCACCAAATCCTCAGTAGCAAGAAGCTTAGCAAGATGGGACTTGATTTCGTAGTTGATCATACTATTTTTTTCTACATCACCATCATACAAAAAAACCTCCCCAATTGAGGAGGTAGTAGACACTTTATGATCTGGCAGGAGGAAGTGCTTTTCTTTGAGCACTAGAACTAAGTCTTTTCTGTTTCTCTGCAGGAGTAAGTCTTGGTTGAGATGCAGGAAGTGCTTTCTGTCCAGACGAAGGAAGTGCTTTTTTCTTATCCTGCTGAACCCTAACGTTTACTTTCTGAACTGGTTGTTGAGTAGTGGGTCTAGATTCTGGTCTCTTAGTTAAAGCAGAAGATTTTTGTTGCTGCTGAGTTTTAGATTTGAGTTCAGGCTTCCTCATTTGCTTTATCTTATCTTTGAGGAATTTACCTATACCAGTCTTAGGTCTTTTAGATGCTTTATGAAACTTACCACCT